CGATTGTCATTGCTGCAATTGCAAAGGAACTTGGTGAAAAACTTTTAGTACTCCAACCTTCAAAAGAACTTTTAGAACAAAATTATAATAAATTTATATCTCTTGGTGGTTCTGCATCAATCTACTCTGCTTCAATGGGAAGTAAAGAGTTGGGTGATGTTACTTATGCAACCATCGGTTCTATAATTAAAATAGCAACTAAGTTCCGAGAAATGGGTGTAAGTAAAATCATTATAGATGAGTGTGATAGATACCCGAGAGATAAGTCAGGTCAATTAAGACGGTTTGTGGATGGTATGAAAGCAACTCACATACTTGGTCTTACTGCAACCCCCTTAAAATTACAAACCAACATGGGTGATACGGGCCCATATTCAAAGTTGGTAATGTTAACTAATAGAAGTAAACATGGTGCTTTTTTTAAATACATTCTTCATGTTTCTCAGATTCAAGATATTGTAAAGTTAGGATATTGGACACCATTAGAATATCAATCTTACGATTTCGATACTGGTGCACTTGTTTACAATTCAAGTGGTGCAGAATATACATCCGATTCCATTGCTCGTTCGTATGAGAACCAAAATATTGGTGATAAAATTGTTAAGAAGATTTTTGAAGTTTCTGATAGGAAATCTATTCTTGTTGCAGTACCAACGATAGAACAGGCAATGGAACTTGCAAAAAAGATTCCACAAGCAGCAGTTGTACATGGTGGAACACCAACCGCGGAACGAAACCGAATTATTGAAGAATTTAGAAATCAACAAATAAGAGTGATTGTTCAAGTGAACGTTCTTACTGTTGGATTTGACTACCCCGAGTTGGATTGTTTGATTACAGGTAGACCAACCGCCTCAATCTCATGGTGGTATCAGTTCGTTGGTAGAGGAACTCGTATTCACGAAAATAAGAAAAATTGTTTAGTGGTAGATTTTGTAGGTTCAGTAGAAAAGTTTGGTAAGGTTGAGGAACTTTACTATAAAGATACTGGTGGTGAAGAATGGGAACTGTTTGGTGAAGGTAAGAAACAAATCACAGGCATTCCAATGCACGAAATAGGAATCCACTTAGAGGGTGGTATTAATCTTTCAGAAAAAACAAACGAAGATGGTGATATAGAAAAGGTTTATATGACCTTCGGAAAGTACTCGGGAAAACCAGTTGCAACCATTCCACCTTATTATAGAAAATGGTTGTTGGATAATATAACTTGGGGACCGTGGAATATTAAAATAAAAAATGAAATAGAACGCTTGGATAAGTTCAAATAATTTCGTATATTTGTAATATGAATAAAAACAAATGGGAAGAGTATGGTAAGTGGAGACATGGTGAGTTACGAAACAAATATATTAAAATGAATAAATTAGATAAACAATATCAAGATTTACTCCAATACATTTTAGAGTATGGTTCATCTAAACAAGATAGAACTGGCACAGGAACTCTTTCAGTATTTGGTAGACAAATCAGACATAATTTAAGTGATGGGTTTCCACTTCTTACTACAAAGAAGATGGCAATTAAAACTCTTATGACAGAACTTAAATGGTTTTTAAAAGGAGATACAAACATCAAGTACTTGGTGGATAATGGTTGTAGTATTTGGAATGGTGATGCGTATAAGAACTACGCAGCTAAAACCTCAATGGATGTTGATGGACAATACACAATGGACGAATTCATCCAACAAATCAAAACCGATACTAGGTTTGCTAAGAAGTGGGGTGAGTTAGGACCAATCTACGGCAAACAATGGGTAGATTGGGGTGGGTTTGAAATAGTTAGTGATACTATAATCAATGGTTACAATGATGGAAAAAACCAAATCCAAAATCTAATCAACGAACTTAAAACAAACCCAGATAGTAGAAGATTGATGGTTAGTGCTTGGAATGTGGGCCAATTAGACCAAATGGTTCTACCACCTTGTCACTATGGATTTCAAGTTTACACGAGAGAGTTAGACAAATTTGAAAGAAGTCGGTATATCGGAATACCGGAAGGTCAACACTTATTGGATGAAGCTTTGGATAGACATAATGTTCCTAAAAGAGCAATCTCTTTAATGTGGAATCAACGAAGTGTAGATACATTCTTGGGGTTACCATTTAACATTGCATCTTACGCTATGTTATTACACTTGATTGCAAAAGAAGTAGATATGATACCTGGCGAAATCATTGGTAACCTTGGTGATACTCATTTATACAAAAACCATATTGACCAAGCGTTAGAACAAATAACAAGAAAACCATTTGAACATTTACCAAAATTGGAATTAAGTAATGTAGATATTTTAAATGGTGAGTTTGATTATGAAATATTAGATTATCAATCACATCCAACAATTAAAGCACCTTTGTCAAACTAAAAACAAAAACTATGGGAGAACATCATGTACCACTAACAATCGATGAAAACAATAATGTTACATCAGTAGGAGATACCAATCTATATGAAGATTGTATTCTTTGCGGAACTAAAACTACTACATTAAAAACTACACATATTGATTATAGGACCGGATATATTGAAGGTGCTGGACAGTTGTGTATTCAATGTTATACGAAAGGTAGTTCTGAAGGGAACCAACACATAACAATACCTAAATACTTTATAAATGAGTATTCTAGCGATTCTCAATTGGGAGAAAAGGTAAGAAAATATTACTTTGAAAATTACCTATAATTACTTAATTAAAAATATGAACATTACAGAACAAAATAAAGAAAAGTTGAGAATGGAAATGTTAAAACTTAAACTTCAAGAATTTCATACACAAGAAGATAAGTTAAGAATTCAACATATTCAACAACTATTAGATAAAGATAATAAATAAATTTTTTTAAATGATTAGAACAGCAGAATGTGTATCACCAATGCACCCAGATAAAATGTGTGATAGAATATCAGACACATTATTAGATTTACATTTAACACATGACCCATACTCACGAGTTGCAATTGAAACTTGTGGTGGTAATGGATTGGTATATGTAACCGGTGAAGTAACTTCCGATTATAAAGTTCGTGGAAGTAAAATTTTAGAAATTGTAAAAGATATTACTAACGATGGTTCTACCGAAGTTGTCATTAACCTCAATCAACAATCACCAGAGATTGCTCAAGGAGTTGATAATGGTGGAGCGGGTGACCAAGGTATCATGACTGGTTATGCTTGTAGAGAGAATGACCAATATCTTCCACAAGAATACTTCCTTGCAAGGGAACTCAACAAATTCATCTTTGAGAAGTTTCCATTTGATGGTAAAACTCAAATCACTTTAGATAGAAACCGAGTAAGGGTAGTTGCATCATTCCAAAATGCTAAAAATGTAGAATTATATGAACTTGTAAATGAGTTCTTCAGAGGATATCCAAAATACACTTTGGAACAAATCCACGTTAATCCAGCAGGAGATTGGAACATTGGTGGATTTACAGCTGATGCAGGATTGACAGGTAGAAAACTTGCAGTAGATAATTACGGTCCTCGTATCCCAATTGGTGGTGGAGCCTTTAGTGGTAAAGATGCTACTAAAGTTGATAGAAGTGCCGCATATATGGCTCGTAGAGTTGCAGTAGATATTTTGGAACAAAGACCAGAAGCAAATGAAGTATTTGTTCAACTTGCGTACGCTATTGGATATGACCAACCTTTACAAGCAACTGCAGTAGTTGATGGTGTTGAAGAAAAAATTGAAGGATATGATTTATCACCACGAGGTATTATTGATTTCTTAAAATTAAGAGAACCAATATTTTCACAAACTGCAGCATTTGGACACATGGGTGCTGGATTTAATTGGAAATAAATTTGGAAATATATAAATAATTTCGTATCTTTGTATAATATAAAATAAAAAAAAAATGAAAAAATATAAAGTTATATTAATTAGTGGTGGATTTGACCCCGTTCATAAAGGACACGTTGAATGTATTCAAAACGCAAAGAAACTCGCTGATGAAGTTTGGATTGGATTAAATAATGATGCTTGGTTGAGAAGAAAGAAAGGTAAATCTTTTATGGATGCTCAAGAAAGAAAATTCATTATGGAAAATCTTCGTGATGTGGATTATGTTTATATAATGAACCCAAAGATACACAACGATGATACTGCCATTGATTTCATCGAACACTCTCGATATAAATTTGTAAGAGAACAAGGTAGACCATTACAACAAGGAGATATGGCGTTTGGTAATGGTGGAGATAGAACTGAAACCACTACACCAGAGAACGATGTGTGTAATACATTTGGAATAGATTCGGTATGGGGATTGGGTGAGAAAGTTCAATCATCATCTTGGTTATTAGAAAAATACCTAAACATTGCAGAATAATATGGAAACTACAAAAACACGAGAAGCACTTGAGTGGGAATTGTTTAATGCAAAGATTGAAGCAACATCCCCTTATAACGATGGTTGGACACAACAAGGTTATAAAGAAAAAGTTGAACGATTAGAAACTAAACTAAAATCAATTGGTAAACAATTAACTTTTGATTTTATTAAATAAAAAAAATATGAAAATTGAAACATTAGTAGAAATGTATCCCAACAATATGGAGTTGGGTGCAAAAGTAAGAGAACTATATTGGAAAGAAAGAGAAATCCAAGATAAAATCATGGAAGAAATGAAAGATAAAAAAATCTATGAATCACCCGATGGTGGTAAAACTATTTATGAAAGACCTTTCGGTGGAGATGTATCTGAACGAACTTTAATAAGTGAAGAAACACGAAAATCAATTTTCCCCGATTCAGTAGAATATACCGATGAATACTTTAAACCAAAATACAATACCAATGAATCTAATTAAAGACCCAATTAAGTTAAAAAAAACTATTCAATCTAAGCCATTAACACAAGAAGAGATTGATGACATTTCGGTAAAGTTATTAAATGGTTTAGAAAAACACGGTGGAATTGGATTATCCGCAAATCAAATTGGTTTAGATGTTCGAGCATGTGTTATCAATGTTAAAGAACCACTTGTATTGATTAACCCAGTTGTAGTTGAAGTATCAAGTGATACCGTTGCGTATGTAGAGCAATGTTTATCCATTCCTAAAACAATGAGAAAACCAGTAAAGACAGTTAGACACAAAACATTTACCGTTGAGTGTGATAATTTGGGTACTGTTATTTTTTCACCAGACCAAAAGCAACCTTGGAAAGATTCAAATGAATTCTTTTCCGATGAAGGGTTGTTGGAATGTGTTTGTGCACAACATGAAATTGACCATTTGAATGGTAAACTTATTACTGATTCAGATAGAAGATATTCTACAACATATATTGCACCAAAAACTTATGGCAGAAACGAAATGGTAATGGTTAAATTACCAAATGGTTCTACTGAATTTATGAAATACAAGAAAGCACAACTTATCTCGGGTGTAGAAATCCTATAAAAATACGAAATTATGGCAAAACTTATATTTAAATATGATGATATCGATGAGATTGAAAACAGAGAAGCATCTGAAATTCAGTTTGTTGTTCCAAATGACATGGATATTAACGAATATAAAGTTATGTGTGTACGATTGGCGTACGCAATAGGTTATCAAGATACCACCATTAAAACATCATTTGGCGAATTAAATTATGGTGATGATGAAAAAAATTCATTAAAGGATTTAATAGATGAGCTCAATATCGGAAGAAATAATAAAAAATTTAAATAGAAGATTACTTACTCAAAGTGTTATCATCGAATCTATTTGTGAATTGTTGATAACAAATGGAATTGTAAGTGAAGAAGACCTTGGTGAAAAAATACAAAAAAATCTTGATATTCACGAGGAGTTTATAAACAAACAATTATCAAACTCAAAAAAATCAACCGCTTTAAATTTAATGGGATTTTTTGGTCCTATCGGTGAGTGTTAAAAAAAATCAATAAATTATTAGGTTATTTAATAAAGATTTCGTATCTTTATATAAATTAATTATTGAAAGGATAAATTTATGCTTTACAGATATGATAAAAATAAACTGGTTTATACTCCGATTAGATATGGAGAATTAATTTTAAAAACAATCTTAGTTACTATTTCTTTATCAATGTTAGTTGGAATTACAACTAAAATAAAAGACAATGAAATTGAAAATATTTCATTGGAAGAAAAGTTAATTATCATTGATGAATACAACGAGTTTTCAGAAGAAAAATTAATTTATAAAATCAAAGAATTAAATTTTAGGTTTCCTCATATTATTTTGGCACAAGCAAAATTAGAAACTGGTAATTTTAAATCACATTCATTTCTTAATGGTAATAATATGTTTGGGATGAAACAAGCTAAATCAAGGGCTAACACTGCACAAGGAACTGAATTTGGTCATGCAAGTTATGATACTTGGAAAGAAAGTTTGTATGATTATGCACTTTACTACAATGCTTACTTAAATAAATTAAGAACCGAATCTCAATACTATTCTTATCTTTCACAAAATTATGCGGAAGACCCGGAATATATTTCAAAACTAAAAAATATAATACAAAGAGAAAACTTAAAAAATAAATTTTAAAAAATGAACTTCACAAAAGCTTTTATTCGTCCATATAAAATGAACGAAAAGGAAAATCAAATATTTTCTATTGTTCTGAAAATGTCAAATCATAAAGATACTTTGATTTTAATGGACCCGTTACGAGATGTATATTACATGGATAATAAAAAATTAAATTATTTTGTATTGGTATCTACCGATAGTATTAAAATAACAAATCATAGATTTTATTATACCAATCAAATTTGTTTTAAATTTGGAGAACTTTTATTAGAAAAAATAAAAATTGCAATCTCTAAAGATAGAAAGAAAATAGAAGATGAAATTTTTAAAAATGAAATGAATTTATTGACAGATATAGATTCTAAGCTTGATACTTCAGACCCAAGACATACTGAATCGGATGTAGTTGATGATATTCATTTCAAAAATATATCAAACCTAATGAAGGAATTTATAACTAAATAACCAAATATGCAATTAATAGAAATAATAATGTATTTCTCTATTCTTTTAAACATTTTCTTTTTAATCGGAATAAGAAATTTATTAAAACAAAATGAACAACTAGAAGATAGGGTTGTTGATAATATTTATAGTGTCAAAAATAAAATACAAGCATCCTTGGATAACATGAAAGATATTGATAATCGTGAGGTGTTTGAAAAAGATGACGAAGTTGGTGCGACATTCCAACAATTAAAAAATATTATTGAAGATTTAGATAACCAATTATAAAAATATGGCAAAAGAAAGAAAACCGAAATCAAAAATATATTTCGGTACTCCAGCTCAAGATGCAATCGTTGAGTACAATAAAACAAAAGACCCAATTAAAAGGTCAAGAATTTATGAAGAAAGAATTAAATATCCTTTTGAAAAATTAGCAGAGAATGTAATTAATACATTTAAATTCTCTTATTTTGATGTACCTAAAAAAGATATGCAAACCGAGGTGGTTTCAACGATGATTGAAAAAATGCATATGTACAAGCAAGATAAGGGTAGAGCTTTTTCTTATTTTACTATTATTGCAAAAAATCATCTTATTCTTGCTAATAACGGAAATTATAAGAGATGGAAACAAAACGCTCTAATTTCAGAAATGCCAGAGACATGGAATCCAGAAAATGATTACTATGAAATAGAAGAGGCAGGAGAGTTCCGAGAATTTAAAGATATAATGTTAAATTATTGGGATAAGAATTTAAATAAAGTTTTTACTAAAAAAAGAGATATACAAATTGCAGATGCGGTATTAGAACTTTTTCGTAGAAGTGATAATATAGAAAATTTTAATAAAAAGCATTTGTATCTACTTATAAGAGAAATGACTGATTGTAAAACTCATTATATTACCAAAGTTGTAAATGAAATGAAAGAACATCAGAAAAGAATGTTGAATGATTATTTGGAACATGGTCAATTTGATGATATCCAAGAAGAGTTTTGGGATAAATAAAATTATTAAATTAAATGTTAAAGGGTTATATTTTAGGAATTAGTTGTGGTTATCATGATTCTGCTGCCTGTTTATTAAAAGATGGCACTATTATTGGTGCGTGTGAAGAAGAAAGATTTACTGGTATAAAACATGATGCATCATTTCCACATAAAACATTAGAATGGTTATTTGAAAGATTTAATATAACCAAGGAAGATATAGATGTTATAACTTTTTATGAAACCCCTGATTTGAAATTAGATAGAATAGAAAAATCAACAAAACGGGGAGGGTTAGTAAATTATTTTAATAGAAGAAAAATAATTGATAGAAATAATAAAAACTATAACAATTTAATATCTGATTTAAATTTATACAAAGGTAAAAATACTGTAATAGATTTTTCATTACATCATGATTCTCATTTAGCATATTCATATTATACTTCTCCATTTGAAAGTTCAGCTGTAATTTCGGTAGATGGAGTTGGTGAGTGGGAAACAACCTCTTTGGGATATTATGTAGATAACAAAAAAATATCATACGAATCTATAAAGTTTCCACATTCTCTTGGAATGTTTTATTCTGTATTCACGGCCTTCTTAGGATTCAAGCCTAACGAGGGTGAATACAAAGTGATGGGATTAGCCCCTTATGGTAATTCATCAAAGTATATCAACAAGTTTGATGATATTGTTTTGGAAAACGGTGATGGTTTTGAATTAAACATGAAGTATTTTACATTTGATTGGTCAGATACTCATATGTTCAATAAAAACTTAGGTATATATTTAGGATTAGAAAATCGATTACCCGAAGATACACTTACACAAGACCACAAAGATTTAGCAGCGGCAGTTCAAGAAATATATGAAAAGTATTTTTTTAAATTGTTAGATAAATTATATGAATTAACAAAAAATGAAAATCTTTGCTTGGGTGGGGGATGTGCATATAATGGTACTGCAAACGGTAAAATAAAAGAAAAAACAAAATTTAAAAATATTTGGATTCCACCTGCTCCATCTGATTCTGGTTCTGCAATAGGATGTGCTTTAAAGTACTTTTATGAAAAAACAGATATATCAACTAAGAGGATAGATAATACGAATGCGTTTTTAGGACCTGATTATTCAAAAACAGATATTGAATCTAAACTAAAAGAATATTCAGATTATGTTTATTATGAGTGGGCCCCAATTGATTTTATTATTCCCAAAACGGCTGAATTAATTAAAGAAGGTAATATTATAGGATGGTTTCAGGGTAGAATGGAGTTTGGTGCTCGAGCCCTTGGGAATCGTTCTATTCTTGCTAATCCAAGAGACCCTCAAATGAAATCTCGATTAAACATGGTTATTAAAAAGAGAGAAGGATTCAGACCATTTGCTCCAATATGTATTGAAGAAGATTTGCAGGAGTATTTTGAATATGATTCCAATATACCTTACATGAACCAAGTAGTTAAAGTAAAAGAAGAATATAGAAATGAACTTCCTGCAATTACCCACGTTGATGGTTCAGCTAGAGTTCAAACATTAGGACTTTTTAGAACTAGGTTTATTTATAATTTATTAAAAGAATTAAAACGAATTAATAAATATCCAATAGTAGTAAACACATCATTTAATTTAAAAGACCAAACTATGGTTTTAACTCCAGAAGATGCTATAAAAACTTTTTTAAATTGTGAAATGGATGTTTTGATACTTGGTAATTTTATAGTCAAGAAATCTATATTTTAAAAAAAATCTTAACATTAACTTAATATTGTTTACAATTTCTTAACATTACTATATTTATAGTAAAGGAGGAATTGTATGAAATATATTTTAACTTTATTATTTTTATTATCATTCACATTTTCATTTTCACAATCATTCAACGAAGTGAAAAGATTTAAAGATGAGATTCAATCTGGATATCATATTTTAATAAATAATGAATGGAAGGCACATGGGATTTGGAAATCACATTACGGTAAAGCCAAATACGAATATGGAAAATTAATTTGGATGAAAATTGGAAATATGCCAAAAATATCAGGAAGTGAAATCCGTATAACACAACTGGAAAGAAAAATTAAAAAACTAAAAAGTGAATTAGCATCAAATTAAAAAAAACCCCTATTTAAGGGGTTTTTTTATTTACTATATTTATATACAACATAATATGGTAAAATCATGAGTACAGACTTTGAATTATTTCCTGGTAAATCTTTAAGTGGATTATTCAAGGATATCTACGATAATCAACAAAATAAAAAACAAAGAATCTCTGAACTAATTGCTGAAATGAAAAAAGTGATTAGACATGCTGGTGATATGGCGGCGATTGGTCCTATCATTAAAGACCTTGTTGATACCTCTGTTAAGAATGATGATGCACTAATTAAGATGGCCGCAATCGCTCAACGAATAATGGGTGCTCAACATAAAGCGGAAGGAGATGTTGGATTTCTATCGGATGATGAGAAAGAACAATTATTAAGAGAGATAGAACAAACTGCAAAAGAAGTTGCTACCGAACAAGATTACAAAGTAGATGAATTAACAAATGAAATTGAAGAGTTAAAATTGAAAGTAGGTAAAAGATGAGTAGGAGATTATCTAGTTCAAATAGTAATTTTTTATCAAATAAAGGACATAAATTATATGAATCCGTATCAAATACGGGTACCGTAGTTTTTGTATATTTAGATGATTCGGAATTAGAATCGATTACAATACCTGATGATATTTCATCTGATGTATCTGATAAAGAACCTTTATTGGGATATGCTAAAATAGTTTCCAGACAAGACACTTCTTATGACTTAGCTGATGTTAACCCATATCCTCCATATAACATAGAAGAAGGAATTCCACTTTTAGGTGAAATGGTTCAGTTGATTGAAATCGGAGGTACTTTACATTATAAAAGAATATTTCATCCCGATATTAATATAGGTACAGCTAAAGAAGATGCTTTACTATTAGGATTACCCGTAGAAGGTTCTGAAAATAATTCTTCTGAATACTCAACCACGGCTCAGACAGGAACTCCTGCTGGTGGTGCCGGAGATGATAGAAAAAATAAGTTTGGTGATTATTTTGAATTTAATAAAGTAAATCCTTTAAGGTTTTATGAAGGTGATAAAATTATTCAATCACGATTTGGTCAATCAATTCGTTTTAGTGGATATAATAATGAAGAAAATGTATTTTCACCAACCATCATTATTAGAAATAGACAAAATGATAAATCACTTGAAGATTTAAAAGAATTTGAAAGTACTGAGGAAAATCTTGTAGAAGATGGTTCTATTATTGCCATAACAAGTGGTGAATATCTATTAGGATTTACTCCCGGTACCGAAGATGGGCCATTTGATACTGAACCTGTTTATTATGAAGCACCAGACGAACTAAAAGGAACTGACCAGATTTTAATTAATAGTGGTAGGATTATTTTATCATCAAAAGATTCTGAAATGATTTTCTTTTCAAAAGGAAATCTTTCAATAGTATCGGATGGTAAGTTTACACTTGATAATGGCAATGATGGTGCTTTTATTGATTTAAATGGTGAATATAGAACAACCACAAATGATAATGATATAACTTTTTTAGCTGGGAGTGGTAAGATTTTCTTAAATGTTGACGGAGATGAAAAGGAACCACTTGTTCGTGGTACTGCTTTGGTGGAAATATTAAAAGAACTAATAGATGCGTTAGTTGCCGAAACCCACCCAACACCATCAGGACCTTCAGGCCCACCAGTTAATGCTGCAACTTATAATCAAATAAAAGGTAAATTAGATACTATACTTTCCACCTTGAATTTTACGGAGTAAATCATGTCTTTCTCAATATTCAAATCAAGTATGTCTGCTTATATGGCAAATCAAAATGGAATTACATCTTATTCCCAATTTGCTAATAAACTTACATCTGAATATGATATGTGTATTCGTAGAGGATTTCAACTAACTAATAATATACCAATTTCAAGTTCAAATAAAGCTGGGATGTTGGCATTAACTACTATTGCATGTCAAAAAGCATCATTCGTTCAAAATGGACCACATAATTTTATAGATGATATAGGTAAGGCGGTTATATCTTATTGGACAGGTGCAACCTTGTTGGCAGGAATTCCACCAGTAATTCCAGCAGATGGAGCAATTTCTAATTTATCAACCACTAATGCATTTGTTACAAATCCTGGTCAATGGACTTCATTTGGCCCTGAATTCCCCACCAATAACACTAATGATTTTTTGGATATATTAACATCGGCTATGAAGATACACATTACCACTATTTCTGGAATGTATATAACGATATCTATGTATCCCGGATTTCCTTTGGTTCCTCCTGCCCCTGGAGTGAGAACTTGGGAAGGGTGGGATGTTCCTGATTAAAATTCTATAAAACTATTAAGAATATATTTATACTAAGATAAAAGAAAACAAATAAAAATGGATTCAAAACAATTATTAAAAGTAATCAAGGTATTAGTAGAAGCCGAGGTTGCTAAAAAACAAGAACAATTTCTATCAAAAACATTCCCTAAGATTTTAGAGGAAGAAGTAACTCGTAGAGTCAAATCTCTATTGGAGGTGAAGGGAGGTGTTGTTGCTGCCTCCGCTAAGTCTGTTGAAATAGACCCATTCGTAAAAGCGGAAGCATTATTAAGAAAAGAAAGAAATAGTAAATCTGAAATAAAAACATTTACAAAGAATCCGGTTATTAACGAGATTCTAAATCAAACAAAACCATTTAGTAAAGAACAAAGAGCAGGTGGAACTCAAGTAAAATCAGTATTAGACACATTCCAACAACAACCAATACAAGAAGCAGCTTCTTATGTTCCTTCTTATATGGATGCCGAACCTGATATTGATGAAACAATTACATTTAATAATCCAGTTACTGCACAAGTAGGGTTGGGTGCAATGAGAAATCAAATGGCAGCTAAAATGGGTTATGGTGATATGGGGGGTTCAACTCCAAATAAAGGAGGTCTTGGTGTGACAACCGGTCTTCCTGGTTTAGATAGAATCTTAAATAGAGATAATTCCGAATTAGTAAAGAGGTTTAAAAAATAATGATTCAGGATTTTATTTTATTAGTTTTGGTTTCAATTTCAGTTGTTACAATTCTAAGATTTTTTTTAAAAAAATCAAAAGGAAATTGTAGTAAAAATTGTACTTGTGGAGGTAAATAGTAATGGCATTTGTAATTGGTAGAAAAGTTTTAAAAGATACAGTCGATTTTGATTCGTATGCGTATGGAATAACTTTACCTATTAAAAATGGTCCTACTGGATATTTCGAGCAAGCATTCACTTCAAGAGAACAGGCAAAATCAAATTTAATAAATTTGTTATTAACCGAACGAGGTGAACGGGTTATGCAACCAGATTTTGGAACTGGTTTAAAGAGTTTGTTATTTGAACAAATGGATGATGAGGAATTTGAAAGTAGAATAACTGATACAATTGTACAAAGTGTTTCTTTCTGGTTACCTTATATTAAAATATCTGGAATTGACATAGAAGCAACTGATGAACTAAGAGATAGAAATCAAGTAAATGTATATCTTCAATTTTTAGTTGGAAATGATATACAATTAGAAGAAGTAACATTTACAGTACAAGGATAATAAAATGGCACTAAATAGTATAACAAAAAAATCAAATCAGGGTAGAGATATTAGATATCTAAGTAAAGATTTTGCATCTTTTAGAAAAAATTTAATTGATTACGCAAAAACTTATTTCCCAAGAACATATTCCGATTTCAATGAATCATCTCCTGGTATGATGTTTATTGAAATGGCATCATATTTGGGTGATATACTTTCTTATTATACTGATGATACTTTAAAAGAATCATTGATGATTTACGCTGAAGATAAATCTAATGTTTTGGCTTTGGCAAAATATCTTGGTTATCAACCAAAAGTAACATCACCTGCCGTTGTTAGATTAAGTGTATATCAAATAGTCCCAGCTACTGGAAGTGGTAATTCGGTTAGACCAGATTCTGATTATTATTTGAGAATTAAAGAAGGTATGATTGCGGAAGCATCAACAACGAATAATAAATTTAGAACAACTGAATTGTTAGACTTCAATGATGATAACGATAGAGAAATAACGGTTTTTAATAGAGATTCCATTTCAAACGAACCTACTCAGTATTTAGTTAAAAAATATGTAAATGCAATTTCTGCAGAATTAAAGAGTATAACTTATAACTTTGGAAGTTCACCATCTGAGTTTTCAAAGATAACTCTTGCAGATACAAATGTAATTGATATTTACGATGTTCGTGATGAAAATGGAAATAAATGGTATAAGGTTCCATATCTAGCTCAGGAAATGATTTATTTGGATTATCCAACTTCTGCTCAAACTGATAAAGATTTATCTTCAATCGAGGGTGCACCTCCAAGTGTTTTACAATTAATTAAAACATCAAGAAGATTTACAACGAGTATAAATTCTGATAATACAACTAGTTTAATATTTGGTGGTGGAACTTCTCAAAATGATGAAACTTTAATTCCAAACTTTAAAAATGTTGGATTAGGACTAAACTCTTCAATAGATAGATTGGGTTCATCATTTGACCCCGCTAATTTCTTAAAAGGCAAAACTTATGGTCAGGCACCTACTGGAGAATTTACCATATCTTATTTGGTGGGAGGGGGTGTATCCTCAAATGCATCAGTTGGAGAATTAACAACGATTAGAAGAATTGAATTTGATGATGATACAAAAACATTTTCACAAAATGATATAGCTTTATATAACCGAATGAAAAGTTCTGTAGCTATTGATAATGAAGAACCTGCAACTGGTGGTAGAGATGCCGAAAGTATAGAAGAGATTAGAGAAAATGCACTTGCAAACTTTGGTTCACAAAATAGAGCGGTAACTCGTAAAGATTACCAAGTAAGAGCATTATCGTTACCATCAAAATATGGTGGTATTGCAAAAGCATACTGTGCACCCGATGGAGAATTAGATAATAATTCACCTGCATCTATTTTGGCTAATCCCAATTCATTGGATGAATTTGCTGGGTTGGTTCAATCATTAAAAGATAAAAATCTTAGTGAACAAGAAACAAAAGACGAATTAAAAAGATTTTTAAGTGGTAAGAAAAATAATGTAAATGAAAAGAACAATCCATTTGCAATTAACTTATATGTGTTAGGATATGATTCAAACAAAAATTTAAATAATTTAAATAGAGCTATTAAAGAAAACTTAAAAACATATTTGGGTGAATATAGAATGTTAACTGATGGTGTTAATATTTTAGATGGATTCATTATAAACATAGGAGTTGATTTTGAAATTAGAGTCTATGGAGGATACAATAAAAGAGAGGTTTTAACTCGTTGTATTAATGAACTTAAAGAATATTTTAATATTGATAATTGGACATTTAATATGCCAATTAATATTTCTGAAATAGAATTAATAATAGCTGGAGTTGAAGGTGTACAATCAGTACCTAAGTGTGAAATAGTGAATAAATGTTTAGGAAACTATTCAGATAATTCATATAACATTTCAGAGGCAACAAAAAACAAAATGGTTTACCCATCATTAGACCCATCTGTATTCGAAGTTAAGTTTCCTAATAAAGATATTAAAGGGAGGGTTGTATAATGTATTACTTTATAACAGCATCAAAGGATGCATCAATTTACTTACAACAACCAACTCAGAATACGGGTTTGGATGAGATATTAGAAGTTTCTAAAACTTATTATGGAAACTTAAAAGATGTTGCTCGTTCATTAATTAAATTCGATACTAATCAGGTATCATCCTTGATATCATCTGGTGAG